GATTTGCAGGATCCAGGAAACGAGAATCGTGATCGCGGTCACCAGCGTGGCCACGATCTCGGCCACGGCCAGAATCGTTATCCCAACCGTCTGCAGGATCACGGTCAGCGCGCCGCCATGCTTGGAAATTTCCTGCAGTGCCGGTCGCAACTGGTCCCACAATGCGCCAAAGACGCCCTGGATCTGCGGCCACAATTCAATGAAGACCTGTTTGACGGCGTTGAACTGATCGATCCATTGCGCAGCTAGCCGCAAGAGGCCCGGCCAATTGGCAATACTCCAATCTACGAAGCGCCCCATTACCTGAGCCACAAACTGGATGACCGCGCCGATGACCTCGAACCCGGCCTTGACGATCGGGGAACGTGCGCGGTGCGCGATCAGTGAACCAGCCGAATAGCGCCATCGCAGCATTGCCGGCGACACCTAGCGCCTGATCCAACGCACTCAGAATGCCTGCCATCTGCGGACCGAGCCAGTGCATCGCTTCGAGGCCCATCTTGGCAATCCAGGGAATCAGGTGAACGAGCTCATCGATCATCTGCTTGACCATCGGCACGGCCGCATCGCCCAGGATTCGCGCCCAGTCGTCGAACGTCTTGCTCAGCAGCGCCATCGGTTCGGTGAGGAGCCCAGTCTGAATCGCCAACGGCGTCACCAGAGCCAGCAAGGCTGCAATCGCAGCCACCCCGGCCAGGAATGGAGCAGTGACAGCCGCCCAGGCAACGATGATGGCAAGGAAAGGTGCCAGCGCCACTGTGGCGGCGACGGCAGCCCCCACTATGGCCAACATTCCAGCGCTCATACCCAGGGAAGAAACCCCAGCAGCCTCAGTCGCCGTGGTGGTCGCGGCCGTAGTGGTATTCATGGTCGCCACTGCGCCGCTCATATTTGCCGCTGCTGCGATCGCCTGAACGGTGGCTCGGGTGAACCTGTCGGCATCGCCGACGATCGAAATCGTTAACTGGCGAGCCATTAAAGCTCGCCTTCGCTATGGAGATCCACTTCATCCGCCAATCGTTCGGCTGCGTCGTCAATCAGATCGATGGTGTTTTCGCGCTCATCCATCACTGTTGGGATCACATAGCGACCTTGACCGCGGGCACCTCCGAGATAGGTGCGTTTGATCACGCCCATACCAGGAATAGGGCCCTCGCCCGAGTTCCCGCGGCGGGACCATCCCGCCACCGGCTTGATGGACGCGCCAGGCTCCGCGCTCTTCAACCAGAGTTATGACGTGCCCCTTCCATGTACAGGGGATGGGGAATTGGTATGTCCTCGGTCTGGTCGGGGTGGGTGACTCGTGCCACCGAAGTCTAGCCAGGGCATATAAGGGGCAGCATTGCCGCCCCAATGGATGCTGGCGCCAGCTCTGGTCGGCTTGGAGTGAACCGACGCCGCTGCCCTGCCGGTCAAGTGAGGGACCTTTGGTTGGATGAGCATCACGATTCGATCAGCGGCATCGTTGATCGCGTCCCGCATCACCCTCGGAAGTTCCCCGTCGAACTGACGTAGAGAACGAATCAAGGCTGCGGTGCCTTCGACCTTCATCCTAACTTCCATGTCTGCCTCTCTCCATCTCTTCCTTCTGAAGGTCATGGCGATATTTGAAGAAGGCTCGCCACTGCACGAACTCGCGTGAAGACACGCGCGCTGTCATTTCCTCAACCGTCATGTGGAGCGCCTCCGCGAGAACGAAGTCGAAGGCGTCGAGCTCGCCCTCGATGAAGGCGAGCTCGAACTCTCTTTGAGGGCTCCTTTTGGGCCGTGGCCGTTCTCCGGCGTCGCCAATCCGCTCAGGTAGATGATCCCGTCGATTAGTTTTCCCGCCTCTGTGGGGTCGGTGTTCTCACGGAATGCGATCGCCTCTTCCTCTGTGCAGCCGGTGCCGCAGACGAGGATGAAGTTCTCGGCCCCGTCGATGTCGTCTTTGTACGCGGTCCCGCACTTCAATACTTCCTTGCGCGAGAGCGAGCGATATTCCACGACCTGGCCGTTGACGTTGACGCTGCCCTTAGCGAGTTGCCCAACTGGGAGTCCCATCTTGAAAACCTCCTAGAGAATTACTGAATGTCGTCGCGATATCGTCCACAGCCATCAGTCCACCTCCCTGATCGCGATCGGTTTCGGCTCGCGATCCTCAGGCAGAATGTCGTACCGCAGCGGCGGGACAAACCAAGGCTGCAACCTCAGCCCGTACGCGCTCCTGCCTGTCCCGGCGACGATCAGCCCGATATATCCGGGAGGACGGCCGAGCTTCCAGCTAACGTGATCAGCGCGGCCTCCCCAGGCGTCGATGTCTTCCGAGGATGGTTCGAGCGAGGCCTTATCGCCGAGATGTGTGTGCCAGTCACCGACAAGAGCCCATTGGGAGAGCTCACCGTTTAAGGCCTTCACGATGTCGATGAGAGATGAACGCATCCACCCGGCCTTACGCGTGTCCGCTCGGCGGGGCGGTGAGAACTCCAGAATCTCAACACGCGTCTTTCCAAAGCAGTCAGGTCGAATCCGGCCAAATAGGAAGCCGCCCGATTCCAGCCCGTCACCTGACCACTCCGCGGCCGTTTGCTGTAGCGCATGACGAACTTTGAAGCTCATCAGTATCTCGGTTGGGGGCGATAGCCGCGCTGCAGCGCTCCGTAGCTCACGCTCAGTTGGGCCTGATGGCTCGAGCAAACCCTCCGGGCGACTGGCCCTGTTAGAGGGCTCCCTCAATGCAGCTGGCCTCACCGCGTACCCACGCAACGCTGCCATCACGAGCGCGAGTTCTCGTTGACGGCGGGAGGCGATCATTTCCCTTGCCCCTTTCTGGAAATCGGGGCGAGTGGCCCGGCCATGGTCGCGGTTATCGGTTGGGCTGCGGATGGCCCCGCGCCCTCAGAGGGTGGCTTCTTGTTGACGATCTCGGTGGTGATCGTTGGGGCCTTTGGGTGCACGATCGGCGGATACACCAAAGGGCCTTCTTGATTTTGCGGAACGGTGGTCATTTCTGGCCTTTAGCCGGGGATGGCGCCGGCGGCCGGTACTTGGTTGAATCCTTTTGAACAGCCTTGAGAAGCGCCGCGACGGGGGCGGGAACGGACGGCTTAACTTTCGGTCCAGTAGTCATTCGGAATCCTCCTGAGTTTTCATGGGTCATCGGTCTCGTTCATAACGAAGCTCGGCGACGTAATCGACGTCGACACCACAGGACTCTGCTACCTCTTCATCGCTCCAGTCCGGGTGCTCGGCGATCGTGCGATGTATGTCCTTGTACTCGTCGTCGCTACGCTGGTCCTCCTCCATTTGGCGAATCTCGTCTCCGGTAGTGGCCTGACTGCCCCATAGCCCTTCGCGCAACTCCTCCATACCGTGGCGAGTAAGAACCTCCGCCACCTGCCGCGAGAACTCACGACTCCACTCAAATGAGTCGTGCAACTCAAACCGGATTCCTCCGCGAGGCCGGGAATGCAAGGAAACTCGAACACCCATCGCACGGAGCTCGTCCAACACCGGGCGCATGGCGTCGAAGGCGCTCATCTGAACTCAGCCATGAAGATCGGCGCGGGCGTTAGCGCGCCGTCTTCAATCGCTTTTCCACGAGCTTCCTCGGCGAGTAGTCCTGCAACCAACGCATCGATATGGCCCGTCTGCCGCTTCTTGACGACCTTGAGGTAATGCGTGACAACGCTCGGGTCTTCTTCGGGGCGAGGCTGCCGACGATGGCCCTTCGCCAGAGCCGCCGCGCGCACATGACTAGTTAGTGTCGAGTCAGTGCTATGAGTCAAGCCACTGCCTACGGCGGCGATGAAACGCGAGACGAGGTTATCCATGCGCTTATCGGAATTGGTCGGGAGCTGGACGACGCGCTCTGGCCAACGCCCGGACCACATCTCCAACTCGTGCTCCCATCGAGGCGGGTCGGCGTAGAGGTACTTGACGTCATAGGCGTCAAATGCTGCGGTGAGGACCGCGTCAACCTCATCTCTTGGGACTTTGTGTTCGGGATAGAGCGCCGGATCCCATGTCTTGAGGTGGAACCACCGGCCATCAGACACCCTCGAAGCGACCAGGCTCGTGCAGTCAACCGAAACTGAGCCGTCGAAGCCGAGCGCGATCATCTGCCCAGGCTCGAGGTCATTCTCACGAGCCAGGGCATCCCAGATAGTGGGATCGACGACGTCGGAGACGCCGACCGTCACAAGGTTCCAGAAGAAGCGCAAGGCATCCGAGGTCGTAGGGCACACGGCTGGATCGCGAGCATCAGCGAGGGCTCTCTGCGGGTCGACCCACCAGCTATCGCCGTAGACCTCACGCAAACTCGCCAAAAGAATCTCATCGTCAGCGCCGAGGTCCGGAACCTGGGCCGGCGGCCGGTAGTCGATCAAGACGTCTTCGGCCGCGCTCTCCTGTGTCAGCTGGGCGATCGATCGCTCCGAGGGATCGAAGGCGTTGGTTATCTCTAGCCACCGGCCACCCATACCAGCGAGGTTCCGCTTCATAGTCGTAGCGAGCAAAACGCCGCCGTTCGAGGCGACCATCTGGTGCGACTCATCGAATACGGCAAAGGTCAGGCGCGCGCCCAGTCGCGCCCGTCCGGATGCTGTCCGCGGCTCAATCTTGCCGCCGTCCGGCAAGTTGATGTCCTGAATGCCGATGTCGAGCCCTGGGATCTCGACGACGCGCCCACGCTGGGCCATCTCGCGCAGAGCCAGCCAGACATTGTCTGTTTGCTCCTCAGAGGTGGCCACGATTTGGACCCATGGCGTCGCTTGCGGGCGGCCTAGCGGCTCGCCGTGCTTGTCC